TCCCGCTCGACAACCCGGTCCCCTCGAAGTTCATCCGCAACCTCCCCGGCCAGGTCGGCTCGGTCCAGATCCTCCGAGCTCACGCGACCGATCCGGCCGAGGAGGCGATCGTCCTCTTCGACGGCTTCATCGCGAACGTCGCCTTCGACGGCGAGCTCGAGGCGACGATCTTGTGCAACCCGAACACGAAGATCTTCAACCGAGGGGCGCCGCGCTTCACCTACCTCGGGCTCTGCAACCATATCCTCTACGACGAACGCTGCAAGGTCGACATCTCGCTCTTCAAGTTCACCGGGCTCGTCTCGGTCGTCGACGGGAACGACATCACGGTCAACGGCGCCGGCGGCGTCGGTCCGTCGGACAACTTCGTCGCCGGCTTCGCCAGGTTCCCAGCGGGGAGCCTGGACGACGCGCGGATGATCCTCCTCCAGGCGGGCGACGTCATGACGCTCCTCCTCCCGTTCGCCGAGACCGTCCTCGGCTCGGACGTCGACCTCTTCGCCGGCTGCGCCCACGACTTGACGACGTGCGACGTGAAGTTCGACGCCGCCCTCGACTACGGCGGCTTCCCGTTCGTCCCCAGGAAGAACCCCTTCGGGACCCGGCTCCGAGGCGGCTCGTAGATCATGCCCTTCTGGCTCCTCCTCCTCATCAACGTCGTCACGTTCCTCATCACGGAGCTCCTCCGGCCGAAGCCGAACATCGAAGACGCGAAGCCGGCCGGCCTGGGAGACTTCCAGGTCCCGACCGCGACCGAGGGCCGCGCCGTCCCGCTTATCTGGGGCCGCGTCCGGATGGGCGGGCCGAACGTCGTCTGGTACGGGGACCTCGTCGCCGAGCCGATCACCGAGAGGATCAAGACGGGGCTCTTCTCGAAGGAGACCGTCACGACGGGCTTCCGCTATTTCATCGGGCTCCAGATGGCCTTATGCCGGGGCCCGGTCGACCTCCTCATCAACATCCGGAACGACGACTCGTTCGCCTGGGGCGAGGACGCGCCGAGCGCCGACGCGAACCTGGTCCCGACCGACGTCGGCGCGGTCTACTTCATCGACGAGCCGGAGTTCTACGGCGGCGAGGAGTCCGGCGGCGGCGGCGGCCTGGTCGGCGGCGGGCGGATCTTCGCAGGGACCGAGAGCCAGGCGATCTCGACCTACCTCACGCCGTTCCAGCAACCCCAGCCGGCCTACCGCGGGACGTGTTACGTCACCTGGGAGCGCGGCGAGATCGGACTCGCGCCCCAGCTCCGGAACTTCGCCTTCGAGATCGAGCGGATCCCCGACGGCCTGGACCTGGCGACGCTCCAGCCAGGCGACGAGGAGATCGACCTCGGCGCGAACCCGATGAACGTCGTCTTCGAGGCGCTCACGAACACCGAATGGGGCCTGGCGCGCGGCGGCTCCGACGTCGACCTGGTCAACTTCCGCGCCCAGGCCGCGATCCTCGCGACCGAGGGGAACGGCTTCGCCTGGGTCTGGGACCGGACCCAGGACGTCCTCGAGCTCATCAAGCTCGTCGAGCAACAAGTCGACGGGATCCTCAAGCTCGACACCGTCACCGGCCTCTTCTCGTTCAAGCTCGTCCGCTTCGACTACACGCCGGGGACGCTCCCGCTCCTGGACGAGACGAACATCAAGTCGGTCACGCGCTTCCAGCGCCCGACCTGGGCGGAGACCCAGAACCAGGTCCAGGTCGAGTTCACCGACCGGCGGAAGAACTACACGACGAGCTTCGCCCTCGCTCAAGACATGGCGAACCAGGACATCGTCAAGGCGATCAACGCGGGGAAGATCCGCTCGCCTGGCGTCAAGAACCCGACGCTCGCGAACTCGATCGCCTGGCGCGAGATCCGCTCCCTCTCGACGCCGATCGTCACGATGAAGCTCGTGACGGACCGCTCCCAGTGGGAGGTCGAGCCGGGCGACGTCCTCGAGTTCTCCTGGGCCCGCTTCGGGATCACCCGCCTCCCGATCCGCGTGACGAACGTGAACCGCGGGAAGATCCTCGAGAACGAGATGACGATCGACGCCGCCCAGGACGTCTTCTCGTTCAACGCCGGCTCCTACTCCGACCCGACCGACACCGGCTGGGTCCCGATCTCCTCCGAGGCGAAGCCGTCGCTCCGCGAGCGGCTCTGGGAGGTCCCCTTCCAGCTCTCGCTCGACAACGAGCGACACCTGGGCGTCCTATGCTCGCGCGACGGCGGCCTCACGATCTCCTTCGACGTCCTCTCGGATCGAGTCGGCTCGCCGTTCGGCCTCGAGGGAACCGAGAACGACTTCACGCCGACGGCCCTCATCACCGCGGCGATCTCACGCGACAAGGGCGACGTCAACCCGTTCCGCCAGGACATCGACATCGACGGGCTCAACGACGTCCTCATCGCCGAGCTCATCGCGGTCTCCTCGACGACGGTCGACACGAACGACCCGTCGAACGTGTTCCTCATCGACGAGGAGCTCTTCTTCTTCGAGACCGCGACCGACATCGGCGGCGGCGTCATCACGCTCGGGAATTGTCACGCCGGCACCTTCGACACGGTCCCAGCGGATCACGTCGACGACTCGACCGTCTGGTTCGTCGGCCTCGGGGTCGGCCTCCTCCAGCGCGTCGGCGCCCTCCCGAGTCCGCCTGGGGCGATCGACGTGAAGATCCTCCCCCAGACGATCCGGAACCGCCTCGACGAGGGCTCGGCGGCGACGCTCTCGACGACCGTCGTCCAGCGGATCCGGAACCCGATCCCGCCGGGCGACCCGTTCGTCAACGGCTTCCGCTTCCACGATCTCGACGGCTGGAGCCGCGCGGTCGGGACGCTCGACATGATCTGGAACACCCGGAACCGATCGACCCAGCCCTTCGACACGAAGCAAGACGACGCCGACATCCAGCAATCCGGAGACGTCGGCGCCCATGTCATCGTCCGCCGCGTCGACACGTCGGCGACCGTCGTCGACCGGCTCAACATCTTCTCGGACCAGTTCATCACGACCGACTTCATCCCGCAGAGCTCGCCAGGGATCCCCGACGAGCTCGACTTCACGATCGAGATCTCGAACCGGACGACCGCCGGCAACGAGGGCCAGATCGCGACGACGCGCGAGTTCGAGGTCTTCGGCTTCGGGATCAACTTCGGCGGCGACTTCGGCGGCGACCTGGCGCTCCCGAACAACGGGATCGTCCTCCCGCAAGGGGCCCCGCCGTTCACGCCCGACCCGGTCCCAGGATCCGGCGACGACCGGATCTGGACGCTCGACTTCCTCGGCTCGTTCGACGCCGGCGAAGACCGGCGCCTCCTCTTCAACTTCTTCGACGGCCTCACCCAGGAGAGCCTCAACTTCAACATCTTCCTCGCCTCGCTCTCGACGACGTCGCTCGTCGACGTCGCGGAGGGCGTCCGGGCCTTCCTCGAGTCGAACCTGGTCGACCGGCCCTTCACGATCACGCGCCAGGGGACGACGGTCACGATCACGACGCGCTTCGGCGACATGAACCTCCGCCAGCAACCGAAGAGCAACATCGTCCCCTTGAACTTCATGCTCGGGATCGGCTTCCGCCAGGAGGCGTCGCCGCCACGGGCCGCCGTTCGCCAGAAGCTCTACATCGACTGGTTCCGCCTGGTCTCCGCGATCGAGAGCGAGCTCAGTGACACGAACGAGCCCGCCTTCCTCCAGACGTCACCGACGTCGATCAACATCCTCGGCTTCGGCGGCTCGGCCTTGACCTTCGAGCAAGAGCAAGAGGCCGGCGGTCGGGAGGGCTTCTTCATCCAGATCTCGGTCCCCCAGCCCGGAACCAGTGACGACCGGACCCAGTTCCACCAGGAGTTCTACGACAAGCTCCGCGCGAGCGAGGGCGCCGACTTCCTCGAGCTCATCCAGGGCCCGCTCGTCCTCATCCCCGGCTTCGACTTCCCGATGGCGCGCGCCTCGATCGCGCTCGAGGTCCGGGACAACTTCTCGGTCCGCCTCACGGAGGTCGCGAACTCGAACTCGGGCGGGATCGCGTTCGACGCCGGCGGGCGGGGCCCCGGCTTCGGGGTCCCCGGCCTCCTCAAGTTCATCGTCCGGGAAGGCTCGCCGCCCGTGGCCGGTCTTCCTGGCGGCCTCGCCCAGGTCAACACGGTCGGCGTCGTCAACCGCGGCGCCGACGTCGGCGTCACGCTCTCCTACACGCTCGCCGGGACGGTCTTCTCGGAGGACACGATCTCGGAGACGAACAACTACCGGGCCGCCTGGGGCCGGCTACTCGACCAGATCGACCTCGACGCGAGGTTCGACGTCATCAACCGGCTCGACGAGATCACCCGCCTCTCGCTCCGCGCCGAGATCCTCCGGACCGTCGGGAACGCGCCCTTCGAGGTCTTCGCCGACGTCGGCTTCGGTCTTCGTGTAGAGTTCCGCGACGTGAGTCCGTAGGAGTCCACCATGCCCCAGACCGCCCTCCCGAACATCGGCGTCAACTTCGAGTACACCCTCGGGACGAACGACTGGAAGAACGGCTTCGACTCCTCGATGGTCATCCTCGACTCGAGCGCCCAGGCCTTCGTCATCGACCAGCGGACCGCGGAGCCCGTCGGCCCCGCCGTCGGCGACACCTACCTCCTCGGCCCAGGGACACCGACCGGGGCGAACTGGGGCCCGGACACCGGCGGGATCGCCGACGCTCTCGCCGTCTTCACGAACGTCCCAGGCCAGACCGACGGCTCGCCCTGGTTCTACATCCAGCCGCGCGACGGCTTCCAGGTCTACGACCGGACGCTCGACCGCCCCTGGATCTTCATCAACGGCGTCTGGACGCCTGGCGCGCTCGACCGGAAGTTCGAGAAGCTCGAGATCGGCGCGACCCACTTGACCGTCCTCGAGGACGCGGGCCGGATGCTCACGCTCGACGACTCCTCGACGCCCGTCCTCCTCCGGATCGACACGTTCGCGCAAGTCCCGCTTCCGCTCGGCGTGATCTACGAGGTCCTCTACCTGGGGACCGGCTTCCTCGAGGTCGCGGGCCAGACCGGCGTCACGATCCGCTTCGCCGGCTACGACGAGAGCGCGGCCGTCGCCGGCGCGCGCCCGACCTTCGAGCTCAACGAGCACTTCAAGCTCTGGCACATCGCGAGCGACGTCTGGATCCTCTTCCCGGACCAGCGGACGCCGACGATCCAGGTCGAGACCGGCGCGAGCTTCGAGCCGACGATGAGGAACCGGAACGGGACCGTCATCCTCGACAACGCGGCCCTCGCGCTCAACATCCCCGACCAGGCGACCGTCCCGATCCCGATCGGCGACGAGCTCGAGTTCCTCGAGGTCAACGGGAGCGCCGTCACCGTCACCGACGACGCGGCCGTCACCTGGCGAGCCGGATCCCAGAACCTCGTCGTCGCTGGCATCGCGGCGAACGCCCGCGCTAGAATCCGGAAGACTGGCTCCGACGAGTGGTTCGTCATCAACAACGCCGCCCTCCCGACTTAACAGGAGACACCCATGTCCCAGAACCTCCAGCTCCAGAAGACCGTCAACATCCACGCCCGACGGATCCGACACCGGCGTCGTCTCTTCACGACCGACCCGAGCTTCCGCTCACGCCACGCCGGCTTCGACAACTTCCTCACCCGCGAGGCGACCAGGGCGAACGCGAGCCCGCTCCGTCTCATCGGCGAGGCGATCGCCGCCGGCGGCTCCGGCTACTTCGTGAACGACCAGTTCTCGATCACCGGCGGGAGCTTCACGGTCCCCGCGGTCGGCATGGTCTCGGAGGTCTCGGCCGGCGTCGTCACGAACGCGAAGCTCGTCGAGCGCGGGACCTACACCGTCGTCACGCCGCCGGCATCGCCGACGACCGTGATCCGCCAGAAGAACGGCGCCCCGACACCTGGGACCGGCTTGACGATCAACGACGGGATCACCGTCTCGGTCTCGGGCGTCACGAACGTCGAGCTCCTGGCGGCCCTTCGGTCGCGCTTGAACCTGGCGGGGAACGTCCCGACCAGGAAGGCGGCCAGGGACTACCGGAACGACGAGAACTCCTCGGACACCTACGCGGACGCCGGCGTTCCGATCTCCTAGTCGTCGGGCTCCTCACGGAGGACCGCGACGTCGTGGGTCAACACGGCCCGCCTCATCTTCTCCGGCGAGGGAGCTCGGCCGGCCTGGCGGATCGCCCCGCACAACCAGCGGAGATCGGGGACGCCCAGGCCCGAGAGGTTCACGACGATCCCGCCGAGCGTGATCCGCGCGTGGGTCGGGATCTCCTGGTCGTGGATCCAGGCGATGAACTTCCTCGCGTCGTCCCAGTCGATCGCGCTCGAGCATAGATTCACCGGCATCGGATCGGGCTCCGGCGCCGGCTTCCCGTAGACCTGGCCGGCCGGCTTCCCCAGGCCCAGGTCCTCGGGCGAGTTCGGCTTCGGGTCATCCGGATCCGGCTCGGCGTACTTCGGGAGGACGTGGATCTCGGAGAAGCGCCCGCTCCCGTCTGGGCGCTGGCGCCGCCCGCGGATCGCGATGAGCCCCTTGTCCTTCAAGCCGGAGAACCGGCCCGAGTAGCCCTCGCGCTCGATCCCCTCGCGCTGGCCGAACTCCCAGGTCGTGAGGCCGTGAGCTCCCGCCGCGGCGACCGCGTCGAAGACCTCCTTCTCGCGCCTGGTCGCGCCGCCGGACTTCTCCAGGATCCGGCCGGCCTCGTGTGAGGTCTCGGGATTGTTGCGCCTGGTCGGCGCCTTCGCGTCGTCGAAGAGGCCGCCCTGGGTCGGGTCGTCTGGGCCGTCTCCAGCCCCTCCTCCTGGACTAGAAGGGGACGTCGTCACCTTCATCCTCCTCGAGGCGCTCCTTCGGCCTGGAGCTTCTGGCGG